TTGGGGACAGAAAAAAATATAAGTAGCTCAAAATATCAGGGCGTAAGATATAAAAAACTAAGTAATGGAGATATAGCCTATTATATTAGATTTACAAAAGACAATCAAAGGCAGGAGTTGAAAGTAGGGACAAAATTTGAAGGTTGGACTGAAAAAATGGCGTACAACGAAAAAATAAAACGAGAGAATTCTGATGATCTCAAAAACAAACCTTTGAAATTCAAAGAAGTTGTTGATAGGTTTTTGGAACTCCAAAAGCTTCATTTAAAGAAAAAATCTTATTCAAACATAAATGGAAGAATCAAGCATTTAGAAGGTTTTAACAATAAAAATATAAACGAAATCACTCAAAAAGATATGAATGACCTTATCATTGAGCTGAGTGAAAGATTGGCTAACAACAGCATCAATCAAGTCATAACTGTTACAAAACAGATTCTAAAGTTCGCTGAAGATGAGTTTAATGCAAAAAATCAGAATTTAAATAAAGTAAGAAGTCTAAAAACTGATGATGCAAGAGAGCGATTTTTAACCAAAGATGAGGTGAAAGCACTTAAGGAGGTTTTGAAGAATCATTATGAGTATCTATTATTTGTAAATCTTTCTTTGTGTACAGGAGCTAGGTTGATGAGTGTTTTGAGTATCAAAAAGAAAGATATTGATCTAAAGAGTCAAACAATCACGCTTAGGGATTTTAAAAATTCATCAAACTATAGAGGTTACCTGAATAAGGAGACCACTGAGCTATTACTCAGAAAATGGGACACACTCAAAGATGAGGATAATGTGATCCAGAAATCTAAAAGGCTCCTCACAGAAAAATTAAGAGATACGCTAAATAACCTCTTTAACCAAAACAATCCTGACAATAAACAAAAAGTCGTTATACACACACTTAGACACACTTTTGCTTCTCATCTTGCCATAAAAGGCGTTAGTATCCAGATTATCCAAAAGCTACTCAACCACAAGGATATAAAAATGACAATGCGTTATTCTCATTTAATGCCTGATAGTGGGAAAGATATTGTAAAAAAACTATGGGAGGAAGAACCTTAATTTCCGATAAATCTAAGGCTTTGAAAACCATCTAATTTCAATCTGATTTTTTTGCTTAAATTCCGATAAAAAATCACAATAAGGTTCCTTAATTTCCGATGAATCTTAACGAAGCATCAACGCTTAATTTCCGAAAAATATCACGTTGTAATGCCAAATAATAAAATCCCAATCAAAGCCTTGTTTATAGATAAATCAAGTATTTTAAATCAAATGAAGTGGATAAATATTTGCATACAAGCCAATCTAAATGTTTTGACTCAAAGTTCTCTTAGTTGAAGCAAAAAATGCATTCAAATTGCTTTGTAGAAATTTGTATTTTTGCATCTAAAAAAGAAGAATTAAATCCAAGAAAATTTTAGATATTTTTTAAGATAAAACAATGAAGAGTTGGGATTGAAATCTCCAATCAAGTTATCTGTCTTTATAGAATCTATTTTGTTTAAGAGATTCAAATCATTTGTGCAAACAAACGCTATTTTGATTTTAAAAGAAGAATGATTTTGATTTCTGCATATTAAAAATTCTCTATTGCCCCCCCCCCCATTTAGGTTCTTCCTAACCCCACCCCCGCCACTGCGGTTACCCGCCCCCAGAAAGTGGAGAGGTGTGGGGTGAAAAAGTTCAGTTCATATTCATATCAATTTTTTATTCAAGAAAAAATCAAAAAAAATAAAAATATTAAGATTTAAAAAATATTGAGTTGTTTGGAGCCCTGAAGGGTTTTGGGTGGATTTATCGTTGTTTATGAAGGGGGGTTAAATCCAAAGGCATTGGTATTAAGGGCTTAAGATTTGCTTGTTGCTATCGATCCTTTAAAGCTATGAGCATAAAATTTAAAGAGCTTATCAGTGAAATTTTTAGGATTTTTTACAACCTCAAAAATAATAAAAATTTAAAAGTAAGACTCTAGGAGGCTTTTATTTATCTTTTAGTGCCACATAATGCTTACGCATAGGGCTTTGGGGCTTGACAAATTTATTTTTTTCCATCTCAAAAATTAAAATTATCCATACGAACTGAGGGGATTTTTCATTTCATATCAAAAAAGTAAATGAAAAAACATTTCATTTTATTTCCTAAAATTTCATTTTATTTCATTTAGATAAAAATATATTAACTATTTACACACCAACCCCCCCAAATCACAGGTTATAATTCTTCAAATTTCAAAAGTGACATCTAAAAAAGAAGTTAAAAAAGAGTTGATTATTTATAATTTCTAGAATTAAAATATAAGGAATACAATGTTTGGGGAAGTTAAAATCTATATTGGCACTATCATAGAGGCCAAAGGCAATCAAGTCAAGGTTGATATTTTAGGTACCCAAACTGACTTTATGACCTATGTCACTGGCTTTAATGCATTCAATCAGCATTGCATTCCTCCTGTACTAGGAGAATCTGTGATGGTAATAAGCTTTTTAAACTCTAATTCCTATCTAGCACTATCGCTTCCTTCTTGCAATACCTCAAATCCTTCTGATACAGAGTCTATCACCTATAATGATGGCACTAAGATTAGCTATAACACAAATACCCATACACTAAAGATTGACTCTAAAGCCTCTATTAATATCACAGCAAAAAACGCCAATATCAAAGCAGAATCTATCAACTTAGGCAATGAAGGCGGTAGCGGGGTGGTAACATCGCAGTGTATCTGTCCTTTTACAGGTTCCCCTCATCAAGGTAGCACAAAAGTAAAGGCGATTTTATGAGTGGCTATCAATTTATAAGTTCTCATCGAAACTTCACAAATAAGGCGATTTTATGAATCAAATTTTCCATCACATTTCCCATCAACGCATTAAGATAAAGGCGATTTTATGAACACGTATCAAATCTCCATCACTGAAAATCTAACCAAAATCTTTAAAACCAAAAAATACTCCTTGCCATTAAATCCCAATTACGGACTCAGCTATGATTTTATCGATAAACCCTTTTCTAAAGAGCTTGAGTCTAGCATCATCGCAGAGATAAAAGAACAAATAGAGCTTTTTGAGCCACGAGTTAAAATCACGAGCATACAAATTCTAAAAGAAGATGCCAATTTAATCATTTTAATCAACACAAATATAAGGATAAGTCTTTGAAAGTGACTACCAAAGAATTAGGCAATATCATCAACATCACGCCAAGACATATCTATAATCTAGAAAAATCCCAAGTGTTCTCCAAAGAAGACAAAGATGTATGGGTGCTAGAAAAGGTAATCCCCGCTTATATCAAATACAAAACAGAAGGTGGCGAAGGCACGAATCTAGCCAAATCAAGAGAGAAGAAAGAAAAATACGAAGCAGAACTAAAAAGGCTTGAATATCTAAAACGTATGGGGCAGCTCATACCCATTGAAGGAGTGGCTAAAGAACTTGAAGACATCGCTATCACTGTTAGTAACAAGCTTTATAGCATTCCACCTAAACTCAAAAGTCGCTATCAATTAGATAGCAAAATTGAATCTATCATTATTAAAGAGATTGAAGATGTCTTAAAAGAACTCAAAGATCCTAGTATCTATGACAAACAAGCACAAGAGATCGCAAAGAAAATAGAATTAGAAAAAACACTGCAAAAGGAGATGAGTGAAGATGAATCCAGAGCGACTAGTTCAAACAATCAAGGACAAGATGATAAATGAAGGCTTTAAAGAGTCAGAGTTTAATATGAAGTTTATAGAGATTATATCCAATGCCATTATTGAGCATATTCAAAAACAAGCCATCGTGCAAGTAAGCACCACAGGAACTGCAAATGCTCAAACTGGCACGGGTAAAATCATATAGCAGGAACGAACTAATGAGTTTTTTTATCTCGTGTTGTAAAAAGCTCATAAGCACACAAAATCAGTGTAAAAACAGTGATGACAACTTGACTTATTATTTTTTTATCCTTTTTTGTAATTTGATTGTTCCATACATCACACATATGCTTCCTATCGCTATAGATATAGGCATTATGCCAAAATCTCCATTGAAGAATAGCAAATGTGCCATTCATAGCATCATTACATTAAAAAACAGGAAGTAAAAATGAGTACCTTTACAACCCCATTAAAAGGCGAGATATTAGATAATGGGAATCTATTAGTAACGGAGGAATTTGATTATTACAGAGAAGCAAATAATGATGAGGTGATAAGAGTCCCATGTGGATTTGAAAGCGATTTTGCCTCCGTACCTTTTGTTTTTAGAATCTTCGTGAGTCCTATCGGGAGGCATAGCAAACCTGCTGTTTTACATGATTATCTATGCGAACGTTATCACTTAGGGGAAGTGAGTAGGGATTATTGTGATGAGGTCTTTAATGAAGCGATGAAAGTCAAAGGTGTGAGGGCTTATCATCGCATTATTTTATTTAGCGGTGTGAGGGTGTATGCGTATTATCTGAGAGTTAAAAATATGATAAAGGAGAGAAGATGAACTACATAGCAAAAGAGGGCGAACGCCTAGATAGTGTCTATTTTAAACACTATGGGGACTTTAATCAAAACCAATATGATGCATTTCTGATGCAAAATCATCATCTGTTGCTTAAAGACTCTCTAGAAGGCGGGGATAGGGTATTGATACTTCAAAGGAAACAAGAAGATGAGAGTATTACAGAGGGACTTTATGGAATCAAACTATAACTATCAAGCTGATGGCTTTAAAATAACCCTCAATGATAAAGACATATCCCATCTGATCTTAGAAATAAACTATGATGAGCACTCTAGCAATGAAGCAGATACCTTTAAATTCAAAATCTTCCCTGCTAGTAAGCCCACTATCAAAGATGAGGTGAAATTTTATATCAATGCAAATTTAATAGGGACTTTTTACATCGCCTCTATTGCTTATGCTTACAAAACTAGCTATGAGCTTACTTGCACGAGCATTAATTTTATTTCAAACTTCAAAGTGAAGAAGAATCGGAGTTTTGATAAGCTGAGCTATAAACAGATTCTAGATTCTATCGCTAAAGAAAACAATCTCACTCCAAAAATTGATTTTGAGCGAATGTGTGAAGTGGTGCATATTGACCAGTTAGATATAAGCGATTCTAGCTTATGTCATCACATCGCTAAAGATTTGAGCTTAAATTTTTGTGTGAAAAACAACACGCTTTTAATGCTAGAAAAAGATTTAAACAAAAAGCCTCTCATCAAAATCAATGCAAATGATTGTGTCTCTTTGAGCATAGAAAGCTATGGCAAGATGTTTTATAAAAGCGTTGAGGTGAGCTATATGGATACTCAAAATAATGAAATCAAAACCATCAAGATAGGCAAAGAAGAGCCCGTGTTTAAAAAATCTATCCACTCTAGCAATGATGAACAAGCTTACAAAAAAGCACAGAGCTATTTTAAATCCATCAATGCCAATAAGAAAAAGGGCAACTTAGAGTTACCAGGAAGACTTATATACGCAGGTTTTAGATTGGAGTTACAAGGAGATAGTGAAACAAGTGGTATCTATGATATTTTAAAAGTCTCTCATAGCATCACTTCAAGCAGTTGGCACACTAGCGTGGAGTTTGGTTAGGAATAAAACTTAAACTTATCTCTTGAGAATGTTTTAAAAACTCTACGAAAGGATCTAAAACATTTTTTGTTTGCAATAAATTCAAATATTCCAAATACCTATCTTTTTTTTCTAATTCTATAAGCGGAGGAATAAGATTATTTTGAATGCATTGAAAACTCATAATAAGTCTTCCTGTCCTTCCATTTCCATCAGAAAAAGGATGTATCTTTTCATACAGTGCGTGAAACTCAGCGATTTGTTTTAAATCCATAGAGTTGCTTTTAAATCTAAATAATAAATTTTCCAAGTCTTGAGATATTTTATTCACAGTAGATAATTTAAGATCTGTTCCGCTTATTTTCACATTATCTGTTCTATACGATCCTATAGGTTTTTTAATAAAATTTGGCATCACCTTATAGGCATTTGAAAAAATCACATAATGCAAATCTTTTATAAAAGAGCTGTCTAATATTTTATCTTTATTGTTTGCCTCCCTGATGACGATATCGTATGCTTGGGCAAAACCAAGTATGATTAATTGCTCATCAATGCTTTTATAAGAAGCGGTTATTCCTTCTTCAAGTAGTTTTTTAGTTTCACCATAAGTGAGAGTTGTACCTTCAATAGCATTGCTATGGTGAGTGATACCAATTCTTAGTACTCTAAAAAGTTCTTCTCTGTGTAGTAAGCTTAAATCGCTCAATTTTGTCATCTCTGTTTCCTTCTTTTTTGCTCAGTATTATTATATTCTAAATGTTTTTCAAATCTCAAAAATTTCACTCTCAAAAATCACGTATAAAATATGTTTTTTCATAAAAAAGTAAATGAAAAAACATTTCATTTACTTTCCTAAAATTTCATTTTATTTCACTCGGATAAATATATATTAACTATTTACACCATCGCCCCCCAAAATCGCAGGTTATAATCCACGTTATTTATATCCAGGAAGGTTCAATGAGTGAAAATCAACTGACTACAAATAATAATAATGAAGAGATAAATTTAGATGTGATTGATAATAAGATCTACGTTTCAAGCTTAGAAATTGCTAGAGTTTTTGAAAAAAGACACGACAATATTATTAAATCCATAGAGTCTTTGCCTAATGATTCTTTTCGACTCCTAAATTTTGAGGTGTCGGAGGAAGTACGTAAAAATGGGATTTTTGAGAAACCAACAAAATACTACAACCTAACCCGCGATGGTTTTTCTTTATTGGTGATGAGTTTCACAGGATCTAAAGCTTATTTTTGGAAAACAGCTTTTATTGATGCTTTTAATAAAATGGAATCCCAGCTCAAAACCCCAAAAATCCCAGAGAACTACATACAAGCCCTTGAACTTGCACTAACTCAAGCTAAAACCATAAACGCACTAGAGTATAAAATCCAAAATGACAAACCCCTTGTAACTTTTGCTAAAACTGTAACTGATGCAAGTAATGCCATCTCTATAGGAGAATTTGCAAAGCTTTTATTTGATGAAAATATCAAGATAGGACAAAACAGACTCTTTAAATATCTAAGAGAAAACAAATACCTCCTTATGAATAATCAACCTTATCAAGAGTATTTAGAAAAAGGATATTTCAAACTCATTGAAAGCACCTATGAAACTTCTTATGGGCAGAGGATAGCTACCAAAACACTCATCACAGGAAAAGGACAAATCTATTTCACTGAAAAACTAAAAAGGGATTTTTAATGAGTGCAGTATCAAATAGTAATACATTAAAGATATTTCAGAATACAGAGTTAGGGCAAGTGAGAGTCATAGGTGATTATCAAAATATGAAAATCCAATATAGCATCAATGGCACTTGGGTGATGTATAGCCAATATTCAAATCTAGGCTATGAGTCCATCAAGCAAGAAGTCTTAGATAATGGCACCATCATTTATAACAGAAGAATCACAGGCATTGGCAGGGAGTTCATCTTGTCGTTATTTGGAGGTGAAAAATGACTTTAAAACAAAGAATACAAGCCATCGATGAAGCTAGAGATGAGATTTTAAATAATCTCAAAGATGGTATTGAAATTTCAGAATACTCTATTGATGGAGTGAATATCAAAAAGCGTTCTCCCATAGAAATGATAGCCGAGTTAGAAAAGCTTAAAAAGACCTATATCAATCAAATATCCACTCCAAATAGTATCCAACTCATCATCAAGTAACCATAATGAAATTATTAGATATATTTAAAAAACCCTCACCAAAAAATCCAAAAGAAGACAAAAAAGTCTATATCGAACGCAACTATGAATCTGATTTTAGGAGTTTAAATCCTAAAGAACTCTATAAAAATGAATTTTTTAAAATCTCTTTAAACACCGATCCTGATTCTGTGTATGTTCGTATCAGAAACCAAGCAAGAGGCTTAGGGAATGCATCAGCTCTCATCTCTAGTTTTTTTGAAACAATGGAATCAGAGATGTATGGAGATATGGGATTTATCTTAGATGTGAATACGGGAAATGATGAGCTAGATAAAAAAGTAGAGGGTCTTTTTGCACACTGGTGTCTATTTTGTGATTTAGAAGAAATCTTTGATTTTAGAGATTTTGAAGAGTTGGCACTCAAGCATTATCTAAGAGATGGAGAGTGCTTTATTCATCTATGTGATACTCAAGATGGATTTAAAATTCAATTCATACCCCCTGAATATATCCCTAGTGATTTTGATAATAACGATGACATTAAAAAAGGCATCGAGTTAAAAAGTAGCGATCCATTCAATGCAAAAGATATTTATAATGATACAGATATAGAATCTAAAGCAAAACAAGAGACTCGCATCATCGAAGCAGGGAAGCTCAATGTTTTTGATTCTAATCTCAAGCTCCACCCATTAACCCCACCTCCTAGCACAGATATGAATACCTTTTTATACTCTTGTGATAGAGACATCGCTAAAGGACTTGGACTCTCTTATGCCACACTCACAGGAGATTTACAAAAATCCAACTATAGCTCCACTAGAGAAGGCAAAACCAACGAAAGACGTATGTTCAGAAGAACACAGCAAAAATTCATCAGGAAAATGCACAACATTGAGTGTTTTTATGATCTAGACTTTAACTACAAAAGAAACAATGCCTTTGTGGTTTCAAAAAATATATAAGGAAATCCTATGAAATACAGAGTTTTATATGACACACAAATAGCAGGGAAATTCCTTGCTAAAGATGAGGTATTGGATTTTAAAAATGGCACTGATGAGGGTTTTATAGCAAGGCTACTTGCTAATAAGGTAATTGAAAAAGCATCTTTAAAACAAGAGCCTAAGGCAACTCAAAAACAAGAGGCACCTATTGAGAACCAAGAAGAGATAAAACAAGATGCCAAAGAAACTAAAAACAACACCAAGAGTTATAAATGATACCTAAAAGCATTCTAAATCGTGATTTATCAGCCATCTTATCAAAAAAAACAGATGGCTTTAAAAAAGATGATTTTATCTTTTATGGACATCTCAAAAAAAATGCTCAAGTTATTTTTGAAGATAGCACTGTGGGGTATCAAACCTCATTGCTCATCACCTGTATTGATGCCCTTAAAGCAGGGCTTAAATTAAGAGATGTGATTTTTGAGTTAGAAACCTCACAAGGCTATAAAGTGAGAGAAATATTAAAAGAATCAAAAGTCCTTAACAGGCTTATTTTGGAAGAAGTCAAATGAAAAAAGAACTTTTAAATACCTTAAAAAATGCCCTCAGTGCATTAGGAGTTTTTAATAATGTGGATTTATATGAAAAGGTTGCTTATAACTCAAGTGATTATCCAGTGTGCATTATTAAGGACTCAGAAGATGCCATTTTTGAAATCTCAAGTGATTGTTGGAAGATAGAAAGCTCTATAGAGATAGGGATTTTAAATGATGATGCAATGGAATATGTTGATTGTGTAAATCACATCTTAGGAGCCATAAAAGCCCTTCCTAATGATGTTTATATCTATCAAGTTGAAAGCATCAGCAAACAAAGCGAATATCTTGAAAGCTTATTTTTACAAACAACTATTTCTCTTAAAGTATCTTATTACACACAAAGGTTCTCCATATGAATACTCCTAATTTCCTAATCCCCTGCGATATAGAGCTAGAAAAAAACATCATCTTAGCATCACTAAGAGAGAAATTACCCAACTATGAACCCCTAAAGGGCGATGATTTTAATATCCTTTTAGATTGTTTTTTATTTAGACTCAATAAATACATCAACTATATCAATTTCACTATTTCACAAAACTATCTTGAATTTAGCACAGGAGAGTATCTAGATGCCCTTGTTAGCCTAGCAGGGATTGTTCGTTTTCAAGGAAGTCCGTTTATTTCAAAGCTAGAAATCATCGCTACTTCTCCTCTTAGCTTAGCTAAAGGCACCAAATTCACTGATAAACAAGGGCACGATGCTTTTTTGAGTGAAGAGTTACATATAGGAGAAGACTTAAAAGCACAGTGTGATATTGTTTTGCAAGAGGGATTGAGTGGGGATTTTGATATTACCGCTTTAGAAATACCCCATATTTATATCAAGGAAATTAAAAAACTCACCCCCTTTATTCAAAAACAAACCAAAGAAAGCGATACAGAACTTAAAAAGCGATTTTTACTCTCTCTTACTCGCCCTAGCACTGCAGGAAGTTTGAAATCCTATCAATATCTAAGCTCTATTGCTGAAGTAGCGAAAGTCAAAATCAAGCATAAAGATTTAGGAGTGGTTGAGGTCATCTACACAAAAAATTCCCCCACAGCACTAAGGGCACTAAAAGACTCCATAGAGCCCAATATCCCCATCACAGATACCATTATCTACACAGAAGCAAAAGAAATACTAGTGGATTTAAATATCACTTTAAAACTCAGATCCATCAGTAATATCGCTTCTATAACATCTGCCATAGATTCTCAAATCAGAGGCCTGTTTGAAACGTTAGAGATAGAAGAAGAGTTAAATATTTCTAAAATCATCGCCGCATCTTTTGTGAGTGAAGATTTGCAAGATGTGCAAATATCAGAGTTGCCCCCGATGATAGAAAATGGGATTTATAAACTTGGTAGTTTGGTTATAGGAGAGAGAAGATGAAAAAGACAGTGGCGGTAGTATCACCACTGCCAAAAACTAAGAACGGCTATTTTAGTTTAAAAAATGCTCTTAATTCCTCTCTGAAGAGAGCGATAAGCACTCCTAAAATAGCAATGACTATACTGAATATATCCATTGCGGACTCCTTGTGTAAAATCCCACCCCTTTCCCAAAAAATTATCCAAAAAAAAACCCATCTCAAAAAGAGATGGGCTATCCCACACAAGGTCTTAGTTTTTTTGCACCGACTACTACTATCGGTTCAGGACAATTATAGCAAAAAATATTCAAAAAAAGGCATCAATGTACCACAATATGCTATGAATGGGGTGCAATATACTATGAATAGGAACATAAAATGAGCTTACTACCTTCTCACTTTAAAGAGCTAAAAATCATTGATGAGGTTATAGGGAGTTTCTTAGAAAACAAGCTAGATTTTAAAGATAGATTTTTCTATAAACCCACTCCTGAAAACGTAAATTTCATCGCTAATACCTTTGATATTAATACCACGAATCTAGATTTAGTAAAAGCTTCTAAACTCTTAGAAACTCCTATGATCTCCAAAGCTAGGCTTGGCACCAAAGAAGCCTTAAAAGAAGGCATATCTAAAATCTTTGGAGAGAGTCTTATACAAACTGCTAAGGAAGACAAAAAACTAAGACCTTTTGAATTTTCTTTAAAAACCTCTATTGATGAAGGTATCAATGAATCAACCCTTCAAGCACTCAAAACCATAGTAGAAGAAATAAAGCCTGTGAGAGACAACCTAGCAGGGCTTGATTTTTCTATGCCCACTTTAAAACAAAATATTTCTCTTCAAACTTCAATTTTATGGAGGCTTTAATGCAAAATATACACTCTATTTTAAACAATCTCACAGGAAAAGAGATACTGCAATCTCTAAAAGAAAAAAACACAAAAGCCTTATTTATAGGCAAAGACAATCCATCTGATGAGGATTTTGAAAACTTTCTTAAAAATCCAAACATCACCTTAGATGATCTAAAGCCTTATGCTTTTATTAGCACAGATATAAGACGTGCGTATTTTGATACTCAAAATTGCCTGTGTTTTGAAATCAATCTAGATTATGACATAGCTTCAGAAAATACCATTTACGCCCTTGCTTTAGTGAATGAGGAGAGTATCTTTACCCTCGCTTTAACCCCTAAGATAAAAAAGCTTCAAGGCATCGGAGGGACTTTTATTGTCAAAACCTCTCTTGAGGGCTTTAGCGGTGAGATGGTTTTCAAAAGCGATAGTTACATTTCAGAAGCTGAGTTTGAGCCCTTTAAGAACTTTGTCAATAACTTTGAGCCTTTATTAGCAGAATTCAAAGCACAAGCTAAAACTAAAATGCTTCTTTTAGATCTAGAGCATTACTTAGATACAGAACTAGAAAACATCAAGCTAGATTTGCAAAAGCAAAATACCATCGGTAAAAAAAGCTATTTTTATCGTAATAGCCTTCCCTCTGATTATATAGGAATGGGAGAAGTGCTTAAAAGAGATGAATATCCCCTTCTTTGGTATCACACACTAGGTTTCGTTGGTAATGATGGCAGGGAGTATTTTCGTATCCCAAGAGCAGGATATTACTCTAAAGGCACCCAAGAGAGTTTTAAAGTAGGCAGTATGCAAAAAAGTGGCCTTCCTAACATACTAGGACAACTCTATGGGGGGTGTGATAATCTCAGTGGTGATGGAGTCTTTAGAAATGAAGGCGGAGGGTATTGGCATTGGAGTGGTGGGAATGGTGAGTACTCACAAAACAGAGTGAGTTTTGATGCAAGTAGGGCTAATTCCATCTATGGTAGGAGTGAAGATGTTGAGGTCAATGCTATCTTTTATCTAGAGGGCATTTATGCAGGGGAAAAACTATCCCCATCAACCAAATAACAAGGAGAAAAAATGGAAAATCTAGAAATTTTAGAAAACAAAATAGATGAGCTAAAGGCTCTAAAAACACTGAGTATTGATAAAAATATCGCTATTTTGAGTGCTTATAATGCGAGTTTAAAACAAGATCTAAACGCGATCGTGCAAAGCACCATAAAAGAGTTAGCCATCAAAAGAATCAGGCTTTTGAAAAAAGTCAATGGTTGGCGTACTATCTTTTATCAAGAAGTCTTTGAAGATGAGAAGGGCAATATCATCAAATATGGCGATGTGATGGTTTCTGGAGGCGATATTAATAGAAGTGGTTCAGGCAGAGGAGTGGCTAGTTTTGGTTTTTCTAGGGTAGGCATTCCAGAAGGCATTGAGATTATTGATCTCATCGGCGGACATGGGAGTTATTTTGCACAGGTTAAAGACTCCAATACGATGTGGGTGTGGGGATATAACGCTCAGGGCTGCTTAGGACTCTCACACACCAATTATGTAACTATTCCTCAAAAAGTTACCTTTCCTAGCAAGATTAAAAAAATAGTGTCTCAAAGTTATGATGGAAGCAATCAATTTACTTTTGTACTCTTAGAAGATGGGAGTCTTTTTGGTAGTGGTTATAATCCAGATGGACAACTTGGCATAGGAAATAACATCAATAGCTCAAGTTTTGTGAGAACTAGCTTATCTAATGTCAAAGACGTATTTGTGGGGAATAACTTTGGAAGTGGCGTTTTTGCGATTAAAAATGATGGGAAGCTTTATGCTTGGGGATTTAATATTAGAGGGTGGCTAGGCTTAGGGCATAGCAATTCTGTGAATACCCCCACTTTGGTAAGCAATGTAGAAAATCCTAAATTCATCTACCACTCAAGCTATAACGATGGTTCTTGGTGGGGAAATGCTTTTATCATCACAAAAGATGGCGATCTTTTAGGAGCGGGATACAATGGACAGTATAATCTAAGTCAAAGTGATACTAACCAAAGAAATACCTTTGTCCCTATCTTGAATGAAAACAACCTGCCCTTAAAAAATATAGTAGATTTTAAAGGCGGGGGCGTTTATGATGTCGCCCTTGCTTTAGATGATAAAGGAAATCTATACTCTTGGGGTTGTGCTGAGATGGGCTTAGGAGATAATAGGAGTGAAAACTCTAGAGCAAAAATCATCGCCAAAAATGTGAAGCAAATTGAAAAACAAGGCTATCGCTATCCTAGTAACTATATTCTTTATAAAGATGGGTCTATGGAGTCTTTTGGTTATAACGCAACCCAAAGTTTAGGAATAGGAAATGCCATTTCCCCTATAAAATCCCTTACAAAAGTAATATTGCCTGCAAAAATCATCGATTTTCATCTGTGTGCTAATTACGAAGCTGAAAGAGCCTTTATCGCTACTGATGGAAACAATCTCTATGCTTGTGGCACGAGCTATGAAGGTAATTTGAACTTCACCACCAATATATTACAACCCCAAATCATCAAATAAGGAGAGAAAATGAATACCTATAAACTACCTACTAGCAAAATAACAGAGGTACAAGGAGAGTACAAGACTATCTATAATAATGGCACTTTTGTATATGTAGAGCCCAAAGAAGATATTGAGCTAAAAGAGCCCTTTATCAAAGAAGAACTTCCAAAAGAGTATCAAGACAAACTAAGAGAAATCCTAGATTATGAAAAAGTAAGAAAAACATTAGAACTCAATAATGCTTGTGATAAGTTGCTTCAAAGCTTTGAATCAAACGCATTAGGAGAAAGCTATATCTATGATGGCAAACAAGAAGACCAAATCAACCTAATGGGTTTAGTTTTAGCTAACATCGATGGCTTTTTTAGATGTGCTAAAAAAACCACGCCACATGATAAGCAAAATATCCCCCATACCAAAGCACAAATCAAACAAGTCTATAGCGATGGCCTAGCTTACAAATCTCAGATGATTTATATCTGCGGGGTTTTAAAAGAGCACCTAAAGAGTTTAAGCACCATAGAAGAAATCAAAGCCCTCAAATGGGAAGATTATCAAAATATCATCAAAGGCTAAATAATGAATCTCTTAGATTTAATGAGAACATATATTTTTGTAGCTTTGATAGGACTATTTGTAGGCTGTCTTTTTGTGCTAAGGACTATCTCTGAAGAAGTCATTGACACGAAATCCAAGATGATTCAATTCATCATCTATGGCGTTGGTAGCTCTATGCTTATCACCTGGATAGGCTATGAAATCTTTGTTTTTTATGGACTTCCTCCTTCACTTGCTTGTTCTATCGGTGGGGGCTTAGGCTTCATAGGAGCAGAGACCATCGCTAGAATCTTCATACGTTTTTTGAAAAAAAAGCTAGATATAAAGGAAGAGGAATGAATAAAATAGCCCTAGAATTCATCAAATCCCACGAAGGCTATCGTGCTCAGAGTTATACAGACACTCGCAGTATCGAAACCATCGGCTATGGCAGAAACCTACAGGCTCACCCTTTAAGCGAAGAAGAGCAAAGAGACATCTTGCTTAATAATAACAAATACAGCAAAAAACAAGCAGAAGCTTGGCTTATAGCCCACCTAGAAATTCTAGAAAAAGAACTCAGTACCTACACCTGGTTTAATAAACTAGATGGTATCAGGCAGGGCATCATCTTGGATATGGCCTATAACTTAGGTATCCCACGCCTTTTGTTGTTTAAAAAAATGATTTTAGCTTTAAATAGTGGGGATTATATAGGGGCATCTAAAGAGATGCTAAATTCTGGCTGGGCGATACAAACCAAAGACAGAGCTGTGAATTTATCAATAGCGATGAGTAACACAGAAAAATTGGCTAAAAAATTTGAGGCATATGCATGAAAGAAATCCTATTTTATATCATAGGTGCCTTCTTGGCTTTTGCACTCTTGCAGGGATATATTCATTACAAAATCACTTCAGGAGTTCAAGCTGAATTAGCCAAAGAACTCCTAAAAACTCAAAATGATGCTATTGCTAAAAAAGCCCTAGATACTAAAAACTACACTGATGTTATTGCTAAAACACAAGAGAAAATCATCACCAAATACAAAACCATAAAACTCAAAGATGAAACCTGTGAGGCTAAACTTAAAGGACTCAAAGATGCGATGGATAGTTATTTTAATACCCCTAATTCTCTTTAGTGCCTGTACGCATTATGAACAAGTGCTTATCCCCACCGTTTGTGAGATACCCAAAAGAGAGAAACCTACAAGCAGTGGGGATATTCTCAAGGATCTAAAATCTATCCTCATGTACTCTGAAAGCATTGAGCAAGATTTGAATTTTTGCAGGGGGGAGTATAGACCTCCATAAGAGAACATAAACAGTTTTTCTGTTTATCTTATTTCATACCCTTATTTGATTTAGGGGCTTGAAATAGGCTTGAGATACTATAAATAGGTCATCTTGGGCTATTTGGATTAGAAAAATAGAAAATAGTTATAAGGGAAAAAAGGAAGCTAAACACCCTAAGGGGTGACGAATCTCTTAGGGTGAATGCGAATCGCACGACTACTTGAGATTAAAGAAGTCTCTAATCTCTTTACTAAAGATACTCACAAGTATCCCTGCGATCGCAAGTAAGGTATTTGAGTCCATTACTATGGTCTCCTTGAATGTTGAGGGTTCCCAACCCGCCCACCACTTTTTGGACAAAAAAAAACCAACCACTCCTAAAGAATGGCTGGTTTTCTCAACATTCAAGGTTCGCATTTTTTTAAAATCGACCTTTATCCAATCCGTCAAGTTGGATAGGGTAGATTATAGCATTTTATTGTAATTATTGTGATTTTTAGACACAAATTATGACAAAGTGCGTATCAATCTAGGGCTTTAGGAACGTAGTTGAGGCTCTGCCTCTAAAAAATCAATACAACAAGGAGTCAAAATGGCATTTAACTTTAACGCACAAGCTTTTAGCGGAGGCAATGTATTTATAGATGGAATAGGTTGTTTGGGGGTACTTAAATCCTTCGAACCTCCTAAAATTGAGCAAGAAACCATAGAGCAAACAGGAAGTATTGGCAAATATGAGCAAGTACTGCCAACATTAAAGCCCTTATCGGCTAAATTTGTTCTCTCTAATGTAGATATGGTGTATTTCAATACCCTCAATGCTTATATCCCCCAAGTGATTTATATCAAATCCAATCTTTCAAGTTCAGGAATGATAAAAAAAGAAACTCAAATTATTGCTACCTTCAATGGAAATATAAAAATCCTGGAATTACCAAAATTTGAAATGAACAAAGAAGCTGAGATGTCTATGGAGATGAATGTGTATATGTTTAGCTATCAAATAGATAAACTCCCTGCAATTCTCTATGATGTGCATAACTCTATTTATGCCATCAATGGTATTGATCAGTATCTAGAAATCAGAAAAAACATCTCTTAATTTCTTAGGAATATGAGTGAGTCAGCTAGAGGAGCACCTATAAAACTGGGTTACTGACAAAGCAACGCTTTGGAATAACCCGATAACTTTAGGAGCGAAGCAGATTTTTAATCTGCGTAGTGATAGCGTTCATCTGAACGCAATATAAAATATAAGGAGCACCTATAAAACTGGGTTACTGACAAAGCAACGCTTTGGAATAACCCGATAACTTTAGGAGCGAAGCAGATTTTTAATCTGCGTAGTGATAGCGTTCATCTGAACGCAATATAAAATATAAGGAGCACCTATAAAACTGGGTTACTGACAAAGCAACGCTTTGGAATAACCCGATAACTTTAGGAGCGAAGCAGATTTTTAATCTGCGTAAAAAACATCTCTTAATTTCTTAGGAATATGAGTGAGTCAGCTAGAGGAGCACCTATAAAACTGGGTTACTGACAAAGCAACGCTTTGGAATAACCCGATAACTTTAGGAGCGAAGCAGATTTTTAATCTGCGTAGTGATAGCGTTCATCTGAACGCAATATAAAATATAAGGAGAACCCATGCCAAGCAAATATGGAATCAACATCGAATTAAAGAACTCAAATACAAGTGATATTTCTATCAAAAGCACAAGAACCATCGCAATTGTTGGAGATGATGTCACTATCAAAAACACAGGACTTAAAACCTACCCCACCATCAAAGAAGCCCTTGAAAATACAGGAGATGGGAGCATCAAAGAAGCCCTAAATGATTTAAAAGCCACAGGGCTAGAATCCACCATCATCACTTCTTCTTTTGTTAAAGATGATAAATCAAGTCAAAGCATACTCAAAGCCATCAATGATTTGATTTTATCTGAGGCTAGTACAGGCTTTAGTCCTAAATTCATCTTAGCCCCTAGTTACAATAGTGATAAAGGCATATGGGAAGCCCTAAAAAATGTATCTATTAAACTAGGAGCTATCTACACCATCGAAGTACCCCAAACAAAAGAAGAAGAGATTTTAAAAGCAATCAAAGATTTTAAAGATAAACGTGCCATCATCACTTATCAAAAAGTAGAACGTCTTGATAAGGTGATAAGACCATTAGGAAACTTCATCATAGGAAACTATGCCAAAGTGATAGCTAGTTCTGAATATGGATTTGCTCAAAGCTTTTCTAATAAAATCATCTCTGGCATCATCTCCATCATCGATAAAGCAGAGTTTATATCTGGAGAATCCTCTGAGGCTGATAGATTAAGAGAAGCGGGTATTACTCTTGTCATCTCTGATGATGGTCTTCGTGCTTGGGGAGGAGAAAGCAGGGATAGTGATTTTAAATCCCTTCACTCTGTACTCATCTTTGATACCATCATAGAATCCATAGTAAAATCCCAAAAACAAGCCATCGACAAACAAGTCAGTGATGTACTCAAAAAGGTCGTAGATGACTTAGAGAGCTTTTATAGAAAGCTAGTAGCAAATAACGTCGCTGTTGGCTTTAAAGTCTCAGTGCCCACAGATCTAAATACCAACGAAAGTTTAGGCGAAGGAAAGATTTATATCAAGCACGAAATCCAAGAGATGCCATTGCTTAAAAATCTAACCAACAAGATCTATAAGGTTAATAGCTATGGAAGCGAACTGGTGAAAGAGTTATAAAAAGGAAGCTAAAACACCCTAAGGGGTGATGAGTCCCTTAGGGTGAAAGGGTATGACGTATGGTTATTTGAGATGCAGGAATTTCCTGATCTCTTCTCTAAAAATGCTAACAAGCACCGAGAGAATAACAACCAAGAGATTAAAGTCCATTTTTAACCTCCTTTTTGAGAGATACCCACTTTCCCACCACTTTTTAACCAAAAAAAAACCAGCTAACCTTAAATAGGGAAGCTGGTTTATTTCTAAAAGGAGGCCGTAATGGACACTCAACCTCTTATTTGGACGTCATACCTTTTTTAAAAGCCATATCTAAGTAATCAGCTTAGACGGGTAGATTATAGCATTTTATTGTAATTATTGTGATTTTTAGACACAAATTATGACAAAGTGCGTATCAATCTATGGCTTTAGGAACGTAGTTGAGGCTTTGCCTTTAAAAGAAGATAGGTTTTTCAAGAAACCTATAAAATTAGAAAACCACACGAATTTAAATCGTGTGCATTATCTTGGCCTTCATAAGAAGGTCAAACAAATAAAACACAACAAAGGAGCTAAAATGCTAACAAAAACATTTAAATTCAGTGATGATAGAGAAATCACACTCAAAGAACCCACAGTACTCCAGCTAGAATCAGCACAAAAGAAATATGGCAAAGATGAATTAGGTATTTCCAAAGCCTTGCTAGTAGATATGAGTGGAGGTGATCTAACCATTGATTCAATCAATAGCTTATCTGTTAGAGAATTCAAGCAGTTATTAGAAAGCGTGAAAGAGTTCATCGGGGTTGATGTATCGGACTAAGAGAGGGCATAGCTTTAATAGGCTATGCCTTGCACTTCAGCCTTAAAGACATCAAAGATATGCAGTTTAGTGAATTTTTACAATACACAAAAATAGCTAGAAAAATAGTTGAGGTGAAGATATGAATGGATTAAAGAAGAGCAATAAATTCAAAGATTTATTTGAAGCTTTTTTTGGGTGGTTAAGGTCAATTGGGGTCAAGAAATATGCCATTGTTATCAGAACTATCAAGCCCACACATTTCCATAAACCCTCTGAGAAAGGTCATAACCAAGAGAGTAAAAATAACACCGAAAAACGTATATACACCAGAAAAACCCATAAAATCACCTCCATAGTGACCACCAGACAAACCAAATATAATCATAGACAAGAAAAGCAAGAAAGCTGGAAAAGGGAGAGCGAAAAACATCAGGATATTGTAAATGTGAATGAAAAATCTTGCTACAGGTCCTTTTTTTCCTTTTTCCTTTTCCATTTTAGCTTCAATTTTCTTTTCCATTTTAGCTTCAAACTTTTCAAAATGCATAAGCCAGTAAGGTTTTTCATTCAACATTTCCTGAGCACGTTTTTCCTCCAATTC